GGGCCTCCGACGATTACACCATCAATGTGGCCGCGAATCTTCCCTTTGCCGGTGACAAATCCAAACTGTTTTCCTTCAGCGTCAACCGTTCGTAAATCAAGTCCGGCAGACCGCAACCATGCCGCCGCTAAATCTTCCAGAGCGTGACCAATGGCAAAAGTTCGCATAAGCTGGCCGGTGAACGGTTTGTCTTTTGGCACGTTAAAAAATTCATATTGTAGCGCCCTGGCGCATTCATGCCCCAACCTGGACGCGCCCAGATAGTCTCTTGGAGCTTCCTTAGGAATAACGAGCGCCTCATCAATTAACTGGTTAAGCTGGTTGCCTCGTGTCTTTGAATGATTAAAATCAAGCATGTCTTCCTCTCCTTTTTGTTTATGGACACCTTTAAGGTGGCACGTTTCACATAAACACACTAAATCGCTGTCTTTTTCCCTGTAAAACCTATATCGCTTGTGATGTACTTGAAGTTTTTCCGTCGCTCCGCACTTAGCGCAACGCCCCTTAGATTGGCGGAAATCCTTAGAGCGTTTGCGCCAGTGGTCGGAGGCGTAATACTTAGAAAGGTTCATTCGGATTTTCTGTGTATTTCCGCCAAACTTCATCGGACGCTTTCAGTTCTCGCAATGTGTCAAACTGACTTTGCCCGCACTTCTTCCAGAAATGAAACCGTGGATCAGAATCAAAGGGGACAACAAGCTCCCCTTCCGGCGTAATGTACGGTTCTGTAAACACCGCACCCTTATCCGGTAGAATAGAATTGGCGCAGGCAACACAGAGCTTTTCGACTTCCTCTTTGCTGTATTGGTCAACCGGCTTTCCGGCTATTCCTGCTGACGTTAATTCTTGCCCCAAAAAAGCATAATCAATACGCATATCTGAAAACCTCCGGTTCAATGTATTTCTTATTCCATAAAAAATTTAACAGGCACGACGCTTCATATTTCCTTAAATTAAAATCATTCCGTGCGTCATAGCCAACTTGTTGCAATAATTCTAATTGCTTAAATGATGGCTGATCTTTTAGCCACCGTTTGCTCTTAGTCGCCGCTTCTGTGTCCTCGTGCATCCGCAGGTAGTCATCCGCAGCCGCTAATGATTGCAATTTTGCGCCGACTGATAACCGCCTTATTTTCTTTTCTTTCTGTTTTCCAAGCGCAATCCAATCATTCCCATTGGCGCTGGCCGCCACAACCCAACAATTAAACCCACTGGCAACTAACACCTTGCCGCTTCCAAAAATATCAACCCACTTGAACGGCGAACGCTTAAACAAATCAACTTCCATCATTACAACATCAGCGGCTTCTTTCTCTTCCTTTCCACCTTGAAGCACTGGATATTCATAACCACAAACCGGGCATTCACGGGTCTGCACCGGAATCATGGTTTGACAGCCAGGACATTCCTTTTTATCTCCTTCCGTTAATTCCTGATCGTCAAACCGGACACCCTGCTCAAGATCGCCGTGAACCCGGAGGCTTTCGCCAAAATCAAGAACGATGCAATCCCGTTTAACTATTCCGGGATGCACTTCCGGGTCAATGGTGCGGAGGCCGCGCCCGATCATCTGAATCATTGTGGACTTGAAAGAACAGGGACGGAGTAGGATAATGCAAGACGCCGGAGGGCAGTCATAACCTTCAGTCAAGACGGCTACATTACAGACAACCTGCAAATCGCCAAACTCAAACCGCTTGAGAATTTCAGCCCGGTTTGGCGTGTCTCCGAAAACGCAATCAGCTTTTATTCCATTGGATTGAAACAGGTAACAGACATCCTGAGCGTGTTTAATAGTGCTGGCGAAAACGATTGTTTTCCGGTCGCCGGCGATGTTCTTCCATTCCCTGAACACCGCTTCATTGACCGGCTTCGTATCCATCAGGGTTTCGACTTCTGATAGGTCATAGTCTCCGCCGGAAGTCTTGCGGATGTTTTTAATTTCATCGGCCAAGCCCGGTAATGTAGCAATGAAAGTTCGAGCGGGAACCAGAAAACCTAAATCAATCAGCTTTCTCATGGTGATAAGATCGCAGACATTATCAAACGTTGGTTTCAATCCGCGCTTGTCGCCTCTGCTTCCTGTCGCCGTGAATCCGGCAATCAGGCAATCAGGGTTTTTATCGCGCGCCGCTGTGATTATGCGCTGATAAGTATCTGCCCTGCTATGATGAGCCTCATCGACTACCAACACATCCAAAGAGGGCATTCCTTCCATGTTTCCGTTTCGGCCAAGTGTCTGCGCCATGCCGAAAATAGTATCGCCGGAAAAGTCTTTCGTGCCTAATCCAGCGATGGATGATGTTCTTTTTGGATTAATAAGATGGAATTTACGGCGGTTTTGATCCACAAGCTCCTCCCGATGTTGCAGAATCATTTGCCGCCCTTGCAGTTCAGACAAGAGCCATGAGATCATGAGCGTCTTGCCTGAACCTGTCGGAGAGACTGCCAGCGTGTTGCCATATTCAGCTAACGCGCTGACAGCCTTTGTTACTAATTCTGATTGATACGGACGCGGTATCATCCCTTACCTCGCCCACGCCGGAACCGCACTAGCAACAGAAGCAGAGGAGGTCGCTGCTGCTGCCACATGCGGAACCGAACCACCGGGGAGGATTGTTTCGCCTGCCATTACTTTGGCGTAATTGGCATGGCCGGGGAGTAGGACGCGGGCAATCTTATTCTTATCGTCGTAACCGTCTTTCCCCTTTTCGATGCCGATTTCCACGGCAAACTCTAATCCCACCAGGTCGCCCCACGACTGAATACGCCGCGCCTTCTGTGCTTTTTCTGATTCGTCTTTCGGATCAATACCCCTCGCCGATTCAAGCATTGAGCGGATAAACGAGCGGGTTATGTCCGCCGCCTTCTGGTGTCCGTCAGTCGTGCCGCCAACTCCGGCATTCTGGAATATTTTGCGTTTTGCCATCGGAGCGGAAACAAGCGTGAACTCCATATTCAGATATTCAAAACCGGATGCTGCCCTAGTAATCCATATATCAGCGTTACCTTTGCTGGGGCGAATTGTTGCTATTACTTTGGCGTATGTTTTCGCCGGAATTAAATCTCCACTGGTCTGCGGTGCTGCATCATTGAAATCAAACATTTTAGAATCTCCTTTCGGGTTTCGGCCCGTTAATTTTTGCCATTAATTCTCCGAGATGAGGTTTTTCGATCATCTCCAACCTTCCGCTTCTATCTTTTGCCGGATAGCCCCACTGATTGACCTGACCGGTAATAAACGCCCTGTATGGATTGCCTTCATCATCTTTCAGCGCAACCATGCTGATGATTTCATCGAAGATTCCCGGCAATTCATTCCCTGCTTTATTGCCTTCAATCTGCGGAACCCAAATCGTCCGCCCGAAATCATCTTCTTTCCGGTCAAGTCCGCCAACAACCCAAATATTTTTATCCGGGCAATGCTGAATCTGCGTCAACCACTGAACCAACTCACGCCCAACTAATCCATAAGCCCCTCGATTGTCGGCTTTTCCGGTCTTATCGCTTACTGACTCCGGCTGTCCAGTCGCCCACTGCCAGCAGAGGCGGGAGGCAACTGATATTGAATCCCAGAAAATAATATTGTATTTTTGGAGAAATGCCGGGTCAGTGTCCTTTGCCACATAGTCATAATGTGCTTGGCTGTAAGGCTGGACAGTCCTCTTGGATGGATTAGGGCCAGTCACGAGGCAAGCCATGTTGCGGGCATCTTCCCACGTTTTAATCTTGATCTGATCAACCGGGCAGTCCTGGACGGCCAAATCACCGCCTTCCAAGTCCAAAAACAGGGTCTTCTCTGGATCAAGCGTCCAGAGTAGGGAAGTTTTGCCTATCCCATGTGGGCCAAACAATGCCCCCTTAATATTCTTCTTTTCCGCCATGCGCTCTTCGGCGCTGATGATCTTCATTCCTTAACCTCCAATCTTGTTTTGCCGGGTGTGATTGTCCGCGCCGGAAGAAATACCTTCTGTAATGGCTCCGGCCAATTCTTGTACGCAATTTCTTTGACATTGAATTTTGTTTCCATGAAATCATCCGGATTGTCGCCGCCCTGCATAATCTTGTTGCGGATGTCTCGCAAAAGTCCCTGATCCCATTTAACCGTCATGGGAATTATCACCGTGACTTTGCGCCCTTCGTATTCAACTGTGGTTGAACCTTGACTCTTGACTTTATCCGCAAGTTCGGCTAAAATCTTTTCATCAATAGTTTCAACCTCTTCTTGGAGTGTCTTGATCTGCGAAATCAAGGCACTCCGCCGCTCTAACTGGTTCATAATTTCTCCTCCTCTTTTATTAATTTTGTTGGCTTGACTTTCATCGCCGCCGCAATGTCAGTAATCGTTGACATTCGCGGCTCTGATCGTCCGGTGATAATATAATGATACGTCGATGACGGCATTCCGCAGGCTTTAGCCATTTCTGATCTACGCCAGCCCTTAGACTTGCGAAATGCTTCTACTTTTTCAATATTTAACTTCATGTTGACCTCCATTGATTTAACAAATAGCATGCTATTTAAAAATTGTCAATCAATATATTGAAAATATTTTTCAATACATTGAAAAAAAATATTGACAACCAAAATCAGCTATGCTAGGTAAAAGCCGAACCGCAGACGCAGCACGAAGTCGGGTTCGCGCCAGCCGATACCACCGTGGCCTAATAAGCTAAGCGGGAAGTTAAGCAGGCACAACACAGAACATGGGACGTACATTTACACCGGATGCTTTAAGTCTGGGATGGGTAACTACTAAGCCCCAGAGCGTTCCGCCAATGGAGGGAAAATGGATAAGGACACTAAGAGTTTTGCAGTCGTTTGCGCGATAGTCGGAATCTTGTTGACGCTGGTAATGCTTTATTACGCCAACAAATCAGATCGGCTGGTTGACGACTATGCAGACACGCTCACCATGAACCTTGAAAAGACAGGGTGGGCGCAGGGACGGGATGCGAAGGGAAACATAACCTATAAACAAAAGAACTACGAATGTACGAGGGTGAAATGAACTGGAAAAAACTATTTGCGCCAAACGGCAAGGTTGTCCGG